TAAAGAGACATCTCATCTTTCTTTGCTTCCCACATTGCCTGAGCTGCACACTGATCACACTTAAGCCATTCAGCCATCACAGGTTGCCACCCTCAATCATTTCTGAAAGACGGTCAAGGATCCAAGAATCAATGTCTGCGATATCAATCTCTGATAGCTTTTCCATTATTTCTTCACGAGCAAACTTGTACCCGTCTTGAAATCCATCTTTGTAGTCTGACATTTTATCTCCTAGTATCCTGTCGCTTCTTTGTCTGACCAGTATGATTCTTTTAAATTATACTTATCACGAATGCGACTTACTTTCTCAATACTACCAGTTCCAACATTGAAAGTCAACGGTGGCATAAACTCAGGGTCAAGTCCCATAATTTGTGCATCCCAATAAGCCATCTCAAGAGATAGCCTATCGGGAGCAGTTAATTCAAAATACATTAGCACTCACGCACATTACATACTTCGGTGTCGCCAATTTCAATGTTGCCATTGTTTGAATCGGCATAAAGAGCATCTGTAACTTCTGACTCAAGGTCTAAGTCATAGTCATTCTCAAGAATGTTATATGAATATGTTCCAGTAACTTCAATAGATGCGGTAAATTCAACTTCTTTGATAAGTTCAATTGAAAGCGCTTCAGCAATTGCACGAAGTGTATCTTGGTCACCTGAATCAGCATATGCCTCACAGATAATTTCTTTGACTGCATCAATCTGAGATAGCAGAGTAGTTACACGCTTCTGTGATTGGCGCCCATTGTGCAGGTCCCATTCAATGCTAGCAACTTTATCAGTTGCATATTCTGCATCTGAATAACCACGGATTACTTTGTATGTAACTAATAGGTTAGAATTATATGTATCAGGAACTGTTACTGCAGGTGTTGTTGTCTCTTCCATTTTTTCCTCTTTCGTTTGGGTTGAAGGTGCAATTGTAGCATGCTCCACTGACACCAAGGTAGTCTTGCGACCACATGGGCAGGTGAGTTCTGTCACACCTGATGGGAATCCAAATCCATCAGATGATGTTAATTCAATTAAGCAATCACATTCATTTGGGTCGCAGACAAATGTATACTTACTTGATACTAGTTCGTTGGTCATGAGAGAATTGTACCAGGGCCCACTGACATATACAATAGATTCCAGGGAATTGTTTTGTGACTCGTAACACAGTTTTGGGTCCCTTACTATTGCGGGCGCTTTGCGATCTGTAACGGACTTGAACCGTCGACCTCTACCGTGACAGGGTAGCGCTCTAACCAACTGAGCTAACAGACCAAATAAAAAATGTGAGCAGTTTTAAATCTTGCTCAGGATTTTTATTTATTTTTTTTAGAAAGTTGCAACCATACGATACAACTTATTTTTTTCTGCGGTTAGAACTGGGTCAAACCCTGATGCACCCGCCATAAGTGTTTCGCCATTGCCACGACCTGAACGATAATAATCAAGGCGCTCAGTTAGTGCATTGAACGCACCCCACTTAGTTCCCTTGATTGTAGCGTTAGTTGGTGAGTTATGATAAAGGTCATCAATTAGAACAACCTTATTTTCCCATTTCTTGATTGCACCCTTAGCATCTTTTTCAGGCTTAGGATAGATTGTCTGAATCAATTTAGAGAATTCAGCATCGGTGATTGCTTGTGAGTAAAGCGCTTTCGCTTGAACTTCAAATTCATCAAAGTATCCAAGAGCAAGCCCAAGAGTTTCACGAGCAACTTGAATGCGACCTTCAACAGATTGCGTATGGCGAATCTTGAAAGATTGCTTAGCATTCTTCATTGCAAGGTTTAGTGTATTCTGGCATACAACACGAACAGGTGTAACGGCTGCTTGAACAGCAACAGAACCATCGTGTGATGTCCATACGATTAGATATAACTTAGTTTCATCATTGGCGCCTTGTGGGTCAAGAACCATTGTGCGTGGAATGTCCACAGTTCCAAAAACTACTTTACCCTTTTTCAATGAGCCAGCAGATTCCCAACGGCAATCAGCATTGGCATCGTGAATTGCATCAGCAAATGCGAATAGTTCCTCATTCTGCACAGGCTTGTAACGCTTGCCGACAGTTGCGAGAACATCTACACCCTTGTTGAATGGGTTATCACGAATGACAAGAGATGCGGTAGATACATCATTCCAAGATTCTGGAATGTGTTCGGTGATTGGAGATAGACGAACATTCCAATTAGCCAATTTTGCTTCTTCAAGCATTAGACTAGTTGTAACTTCCTCATCTTTTGTAAAGATGCGATTTGCTAGGTTGTGCCAAGCAGGTGCGCCACGGAGAGCGAAAGCAACTTCGCCATTTTCCATTTCTAGATTGTGAGCCATATATTTTTTACCTTTCGTTTGATTAGTTGTAAGTATAACAGGTGGCACTGACATTGTCTAGATTAGTTAGTCATTTGTCCGATTTGATGCGTGTGAGTAATCTCACAAAATTTCAGGGTTTTCCACAGGTTGTCGTAACGTTGTGGATAACCCCTCAAAAGCGGGGGCGGAGCTAGGGATTAACTCCCTAACTCTACCTTTGTCGCATTGTTAATTAAGTTTTTATTAAACTGAACTGTGTTCTCATCAAGAAACATAGCAGTTGTTTTCTTTTTCTTTACGTTATCAAAAACATAAGCATTTATTTTTCCGCTAAAGTTTCTGATGTTACTGAATACTAATTCAGTTAGATATTCTTTATCAACACCTTGATCCGAATAAATCGTGATGTCATTTGCTTTATTTGCGTCATAGATTTCAACTCTAAAACGATTTGCCATTGTATTACCTTTGTTAGTAGTTTCCCGAAGGAGAGCAGTTTGGCGACATACTCAGGTCGTTGTATTAGTTAGAGATACTTAGCAATTTGCTTCATTGTAGAAGCATTTACTGTTTCCTCATCTGTCATCTTGAGAATTGTGAGAGCATTTGTGATGTCCTCTTTCATCTCACGATAACTGTGCTGATGGATAACCTCAAAATCCTTTTCAGGTTCAGCAGGGAAAGTTCCCTCTTTTGTGATGATGTCAAAATCAACATTGAGAGTGTTGTTCCAAGAGCGATAGTTTGTGCGTAGGTTTTCAGCCTTTGAGAAATTAGCAATAGCCCACTTACCAATTTCCTTTTTCCACGCTTCTACTGCCTTTTGATACTTTGCTTCGTTAGCACCTGTTGATGCGTAGTCTTTTTCTAGTTTAGCAAGAGTGCCTTCTAGTGCCTTGATTACTTTGGTCGTTGCGACCTTTACTGTGATTTGTCTTGACATTTGATACCTTTCGTTGGTTGGTTGTTGTTATGGATAGTATAGCAGGGGGGTCTGACAACCCCCCTGCCTTTAGACTATGCGCCTAGTAGTGTCTTAGCGGATACTGAAGTCCAGCGAGTTTCCCTCGTTGGCATTTCCAGTAGCACACGCACCGAGCCAGATGCCTGTGGGTGTATCTCTTTGATAACACCTGTCTTTTTTGACTTTAGGGTGGTGAATAAATCGCCAACCTGATAGAGTTTTCCTTCTATTGTCATTTTTGCCTCTTTTCTTTGTTAGGGTTGTAATTATAGCATTGGGGTCTGACATTAGTCTAGCCCTATCTCAGTATTTGAGAAAGTTATTGTGTGATGCTAATCACTTTCAGGCAGCCACGCCTCTAAGTGATGCTGTTCAATGATAGCCCAAGCGGGTGCGTGTGTCTTACCTTTATACGATACGCCTTCAGGCATTTCGATGGCTCGATCAAAATCTTCTTCATAGTATGCGTCAATTGCTTCGATGCAAGGCTCTACCATAGAAAGTGGAACGGGCGGGTAATGATTACCTTGTAAGTGATAACCTAGTGCAACCTCTAAATCTAATTCTTCAGATAGACTTACTGCTGTTGTGTATCCCATTAGTTATTCTCCTTTATAGTTACTTCAGCCCAAGTGTTGAACTCATTAGCAGTTTGTAATACATTAGACTCAGTAAGTGCGTGAAGTGTCGCTTCCTTACACATTTTTGTAACTGAATAAGTATCAAGCGCAATTAGCGCAGGCAATAAATTAGCGGGAATTTTATCCAAGTCAATAACTGCCTCGAACTCAACTGTGTGTGGAACTTTCATTAGATTAGACATAACTTACCTTTCGTTGTTGGAATAAGAGTATTTTAGCATAGTCCACTGACATTACCTAATCCATTCTCGGCGTGTCGCAGCTTTTGTGATAATACTCACAATTCCAGGGGTTGTGGATAAGTATCGTAAGCCTGTGGATAACCCCCTACATATAGGGGCCGAGCTGACAATTGTCAACTCGACACACCATTACCTATCCCAACGATTAGGCAAATCTTTTTTACCGTCATTATCAATATCTGATTCTGCATGCGTCCACATATATATTGCTAGCACAATTGGTGAGCACAAGAAACAAATTAATATGATTCCGATCAAAGATCCAAGAATGTCATACATTATTTTTTACTCGCAGAAAATCTAATATCTGCTTTACCATAAACGCAGAGACCACAAGAAACGCAGGCGGACCCATTGCTAGAGATAAGTGGAATACTCTTCATATTCTCAGGGCACTTAGCGCCAGGCTTGCCAGTCAATTCTTTCATTGTGTCTTCGGTTGCAGCGAATGTCTTCCCTAGATAAGCAAGACGTATTTTAGAATTAGTTTTTAAATCGAATGCTATTTCTTTATTTTCATCATCGGTAGAATAGTATAGTGAAAGATTAACAACATCCTTAAGAATAAGCGCTGCAGACTTTACACGAGTATAAACCCAAAATTGAACATCGGGATGATTTTCAATAATTACTTTCCAGGCATAAGTATAAGTATCATTAAAGAAATCTCCGTCCCAGTGGATACGGAATAATTTAGGAGCACTTTTCTTTTCACAATCAGCAATAAATTCAACAATCATCTCATCTAATAGAATAAGCATTGTATCGGTATCGGCGTCTTTAAGTAATTCCCAATTGTGTAATAGGTTAGTTTTTACTCCTGGGAATAGTTTTTCAAGTTTTCCTGCGTAGCAAACACTCTCACAAATACTAGTGGCACCAGGGCATGAATAATTCTTTCCTGCAGGTAATCCGAACGTGTTCGCAATTGCGGCTTGCTTTCCATTTTTTGTGACAAGGTTAGCCACCTTTCTATCATTAGAACGTTTTAATTTCATTGGAGCCCAATCGTTGGTTGAATGGCAAGTATAGCAGAATGGACCGACATATTCCAATCCTGGCCCAAATTTCCAGGGTGATATTGATCACACCCTTAAAGACACGCCCGACCCCGTGCCTTTGCGGGCCAGCTGGCTAATTGTCAAGTTTATTTTTATGTTTGATCTTGCGTGTGTATTTTTTTTTATTACGAACAGGTTGCGCCGCATTACTGCGACGCAATTCCTGAATTCGTTTTACCTTATCTTGAAGTGAGTTTAGGAACATTGTATCCACTCGCTTCGTGAAATCGTTTTACATCAAATCGCTCATTATCTTTCGCAAACATTTCAGCAAAATCATTTACGATTTTAGAAAATAAAGCAGGGTGCGTTTTGTCGCTAGCAAACTTTAGAATTTCTGCCGTTGCCACATAGTCTTTGCGTGTCATCATTTTGCTACCACCATTCCGCTACGATAAAAGTTTTTTGTGTAGCATTTCAATTCGGGAGTGTAAATATTTACAGTTGAGAATTCATCAGCAAATCCCCAGTCGGTGAATTTGAAAAACGCTGACCACGCTTCCATTTCATCATAGTAATCGCCCTGCCAGTGTGGGGCATTTCCGTCATAGGCTAGAGTTATTTTATACATTAGCAACCTCTTTCCATTCAAAACAATAAGAGTCTGAAACAAAAGGATTTTTCTTTACAACCTCATCAAATAAAGATAACGCTTGATTTTCATCCTCTGCGTCTATGTCTAGCCAAACGCCAAAAGTGTATTTATTCATTAGTTTCCCTTTCGTTAGTTACGCATTTACATTGTGTTACAAGTATTGTATCAGTTTCCACTGACACAATGGCGAGAGTATCGCAATTAGAGCAAATCCACATTCCAGCAATTTCGCTCATTCGTTTTCCCCATTCATAAATAAAGAGCCGTCAAACGCACCTTCATTGACTAGACCTAATTCAATGTTGAATAATTCATCGGGTGTTGCTTCGGATAAATCTACCCAGCCAGCACCTTCGTTATCCATTCGGAAAATTTCAATGTATCCCATTAGTGTTGTTCCTCGCAATCATTAGAGTAGTCAAATTCGCAAAAGTAGCAACCCATACTTTCGCCGTGTGCTTTACACACATAACGAAATTGGCTTTCATCACAACACATAAAAGTTGGTTCGTGAATTGTATAAAATTCATTTTCGTCAATCATTGTGTTCATTTATTTACCGCCAAACTGCGATAAGTATAACCGCCAGTATTTTTTCTAATTTGGACACGATACGCTTCTGCGCCTTCATACCAAATTGCTTGCGGGTGAATTTCCGCTGAGATAATTTCTCCAGTTACGGAATTTGAGCGATAAGTTTTTCCGATTAGTAAATCGGTTACATTGTAAACATTTGCTGACATTACTTTCCTTCTTTCGTTGTTGTTGATACTGACATTGTAGCAGATAGCACTGACAAGGCTTCTGCCTTGCTTGCTTGACGGGTGGCGATAACATGCGCCTTGAATTCATCTAGGTTCATGAATTGACCTTCTTTCGTTGTTGTTATAGTAGACATTATACACGAACCCACTGACATAAGATAATTACTAGCCAGTAAATCCAAATACTGAGACGCTCAACCTATGTGATAAAAATCACAAAATTCTAGGGGTTCTATGCAAAGCCCGTAACGACACGCCCGACCCCGTGCCTTTGCGGGCCAGCTTGACATTGTCAAGCCGACACGCCGTTATTCTTCTTCTAATTCTTCTAAATAATCTTGGTGCTCAATTAGTCCGATAGAAAAAGCGATAGGATCGCAACACTCCAAAATCTCGGCGGGTGTGAATGTAGAGTAACCGATTTTTACAGTAGGATAAACATCATTTAGTAAATCAATAAAACTTTCTTTGATTTCTAAATCTCTCTCTAATTCCGATTTCATTAATCTAGTCCATTCTCTAAGAAGTCTTTTATAGCAAGGCGTAGCATAAGCAGGGCGGGGATACCAATACCCAGTTGCACTAGGGTAGTTAGTAGGCGATTAGTAGTCATTACTTATTCTTCTTTCTCTTATAAATCTTATAGGCGATTACCACTAGGGCGGTTAGTGTTATTAGTTTCCAATCTAGTGCGACATAGAACCAATCGCTATCTAGGCATAGACCATATCCGTTTAGTTCTAAGTTCATTAGTTATCCCAACTTAGTGCGAATACTTGCGCCAATTCTTCATCATCTACATCATCAAAATCATCAACAGGGGGTTGCTCTGTTTCTTCTTCATCAAGGTATGCGTATGCGTCTGCGACATCTGATTGAATAGAGTTATATTTATCTATTGAGTTAGTTTGGTATGAGTATGCGTATGACATTAGTTCTGCTCTACCTTTCGCATATGTGCTACGACATTACGAGAAACTTTCATTAGGTCTGCTACGACCTTATTCATTTCGTCTGCGCTATTAGCGGTGAAATCCACGCCTAGTAGTTGAGCGCCGTCCCATAGTGAGTAAGTTATCTTCATTTTATTTTCTATCCTTTTCGTTAGTAGTTATAGTAAGTATTGTAGCCTAGTGGGCTGACATTATCAAGGCGACACGCCGTAGCGTGAGCCTTATGCGGTGTGAGTTACCTCACACACGCACTCTATGCAATAGCAAGCCTTGCTAGAGAGTAGGTCACGCAATAGAGCCTTGCGTGTATAGGCATTGAGTCCATAAGAGGACTTGACCCCACCATTATGGAAGTCGTGCACAATAGTGCTGTATAGTGTTTCTGTAAGTTGAGTCATTGTGTGACTCCTTTCGTTTGTTGTTATAAGATAACTCTACACTAGGGGACTGACATTTATCAAGTTATCTCTCGGCGTGTCGGAATAAATCTTAGAATTATCCTGTGAGATAGGACACATTCACGCTTAATATGTGCGGTCTATCCCAAATGTCCGTTTTGTTTTTAGGTATGTATCATACATAATAAAAATATATTAACATTTTTAGAAATATGAAATAGCAGTCGACTAAAATACAAATGCTACAATTAAGATATGGAATACGGAAAAGATCAGTACGACAAAGATATTTTAATTGATAAAAATAATTTCCAGGTAATGATGGAATGGGAAAAGCCGTATATGCAAGCTATTATTAAAAATTTAAATCCCAAAGGTCATGTTTTGGAAATCGGCTTTGGAATGGGGTTTTCAGCCACTGAAATACAGATGCATGACATAGAGTCACACACCATCATTGAAAGTAGCCCAGAGGTACTTCAGAAGGCTCGTAAGTGGGCGGGAGAACAAAGGCATAGAGTCATAATTGTAGAAGGATCTTGGCAAAAGGCTTTAAATGGCCTTGGGACGTATGATACGATATTTCTAGATGATTCTCCACATGATGACTATACAGATAAGTCTACATTAAGGCTATATCAATTTTATAATCAGATAGCAAAAAACCATGTAAACCCTGGAGCTAAGTTTTCTTGGTATCAAGATCGAGATACTCCAATATTTCTAAGTTGTGACATGGACTTCAGCTGCAAAGAGTTTAAAGCGGACATACCAGACAATGCGTACTATATACCAGAAGATACACAAAATTTATATATGCCAGTAATTACTTTTAAAAAAGGATCTCAAAAAAATATTTTATTATTTGGGATTGATCGTGTTGGTAATGTTTCCGTAATGCCTTGACATAGAATTTTCATTTAGTATACTTCCAATAGGGGGGTCGGGGGGTCAGTAAATCAATAAATAATAAATATTAAATATATAAGACCTAAGACCTAAGATCAAGTGATACATAGAATGATACAATAAAGTATGAGATCAGTAAACCTTATAGGAGATTGCCACTCAACCAGAATATGGGAGCATTGGAATCCAGAAGATTGCCCAGTAGATTTTAAGGTCTGGGGAGTTGCTGGTATGACAGCATGGGCATTTGATCCAAAAAAACTTGAGGAAGAAAAAGCGGAATCCAGTGGAATAGAAAGCGGAAGCGATTATTGTGTAAAGCAAAGAGATTACTGGGTAAGACCATTTAACGAATTTAAAGATTCAGACATAGTTATGTTATGGCTGGGATATGTAGACATTAGACAGTGGCTACCAAAACATCAAAATACAGAGCAAACAGTTATAGAGTATTTAGACCGTGTTAGAGAATACTTTAAGGGCTCAACAATACAGTTAATAGAACCACTTCCGCAATTCACTGAAATGCTTCTAAAGTATGATGGGATTTCTCCAAGCTATACTTACGAAGAAAGAAGAAAAATTAATGGCATATTTATAAGCACTCTTAACAAGTATGTTAGAGATCATAATATGCTTAAACCGATAACTCAATTAGAAATTAGAGAGGCAGTTGGACTATCTGAATTTACCCCAGAAGATACTGCAACATGGGCCCCTCATCCACAAGATTCTTTAAAGAGAGAATATTGGAGCAAGATATATGATTTATTTATTAAAAAAGCATCTTTGATTAAAACTGTTCAGTTCAGTCTGATATCACCACCAGGATGTGGAAATACTTTTGCTGAAAATTTACTACATGAATATGTTGAAGACTCCAGGTACGAATCGCAGCACCACGACTACACATCTTTTAATAAAAATATTTTTGATGTATCAATAATAAGAGATCCATACGAATCAATAGCATCTTGTATAGAACTTGATTTAAGTAAAAACTCAAGTTCACTTAACTATCTCGAGAATGCTAGATTTATGAATCAAATAAAATTTGATAGATTTATATTAGATGATATGTTTGAAAGATGTATAAAAGATTATAGGTATTTTTTAAATCAATTAAATAAAGAAGAAAGTAGTCATGCTTTATTGTGCACATTTGAGTTTTTAACAAAAACACCAGAAAACTTTTTAAATAAATTTTCTAATAAATTTAATGCTAAACTAAAAGATTTTGATTCAAATTTAATTCAAGAAATTATTATTAATAAAATGAAAAATGATAAGTTTGCTGAAAAAAGAATTCCAAAAAAAATAAATCCTTTAAGGAGCCTTATTAATAATAGAATACGTGAATATGAGCCAATGAAAGAATTATTTTTGGAGTATAAAAAACAAATAGAAAAGGAAAATATAAATGGATGACTTAATTATAAACTCAGCCCCAGGATCAGGTACAACTTATTGTAGCACTATTTTACAAAAAGCTTTTGGAAAATGGTTTCAAACAACACATCAGCCGCATCTGCTAACAGAAGGCGGAAATCAGGTATACATACTTAGAGATCCATATTACGCAATAGTCTCAGGCTTAGAAAGACATTTTCAAGGCATAGATTCTCCAGATTTGCGGGAATTTGAAATATCTAATTCAGATACATTAAAACTAAAAATAAAATATTATAATACGCTATACAACGTTTTCATGGATGATTTTGAAAGGGACAACGTATTAATTTATGTGTATGAAGATATGAGAAATAATCCAATGGATCTAGTACAAAAGATTTCTGATAAGTTTAATATACCTATTGTAGATTTTGATGTAACTGATAAATGGGTAGATGAAAAGTTAGTTGCAAACCTTTCTGATGTAAATTATCCACTTGCTAGAAGAAATAGAAATATAGGAACACCAGAAAAACCAATATTAAAAGCTGCGGTTGAATCAAGCGACATTGTCAAGCAGACCTATGATAGATATTGGGAATACAAATATAAAATTGCAGTCAACTAAAATTATGGTATACTAATACTATGAAATGTGATTTTTGTGAAAACCCAAAGTATGTAGAGCGTATAAACGCTAAAGGCATACTTGAAAACTTTTGCACATCTTGCATTGAAAAGCTAGTAGCAAGCCGAATACGCTAGTCCCTAGGGGATATAGCTTAATCTGGTTAAAGCACTTGTCTTATATACAATAGATTCTGGGTTCAAATCCCAGTATCCCTACTGGAGGCATTAAATGATATATTCAAAAAAATATAATTTTTTATATTTAAAAAATAAAAAAGTTGGAGGGTCTTCAACTGAAATTTGTTTATCTCAAATAATGGACGATGATGCTGTTGTAACTCCAGTACATCCAATAGATGAAAGACATAGTCCAAGAAATGATGAAAAGTTTTTTAATCATATCCCATACTCAGAATTAGAAACACTGATTGAAAATTTATCTGAAGTAGACTCATGCGTTGTGGTCAGAAACCCATACGATACAGTCATGTCAGATTTCTTTTTGCAGCTAGAGTATACAGGTAATATGCAAAACTATTTATCTGGAGATAGATCTAATTTTGTAAATAGATATTTTGAAAACACTTTAAGAGAAGAATGGCGTGGGTGGTTAAAAAGTACAAAAGGGTTATACTCCAAAGATGGTGTTATTCAGGTTAAAAATGTTATTAAATATGAGGATGGAATTGAGCCAGGAATTAATAAAATTTTAGAGCCCAAAGGATTGCATTTAGATTTAAATGTATATCAAAAAGCTCATAGACCAAAAGAAATAACTGCAAAAGATGTGTTTTCAGAAGAGCAGATGGAGAATATATCATATGAATGGGCATGGGAATTTCATACATTTGGGTATGACCTATGAACTGGCTTCAAGCATCAATTATATTTGGACCAATAGTTATTGCTATTATTGCATTTTGGGATGATATTAAATGAAAAAGATATGGGCATTGGTAAGTCTAATTGCGACAGCAATCCTTTCAGGAGTTGCATTGTCTAGATTTTTAAATTGGGCGGGTAAAGAAGAAATCTTTGATTTTGACCTAAATGAGGATATAGACAATGATCAGCTCTAAGTTCTATAAGACTGTAATCATATGTTCATGGGTATTGATATCTATATATGCAGTATGTGTATATATATCCTAGTTGACTAGAATATATTCATATTGTCTACTGTCAGATTCTGTCAGAATGGGTCTTATAATGGCTCAGAAGGCCATCAGAGAATTTAACCAGTGTAACTGGTAGAACTTTACTCAAAGAGCCTTATTTGGCCCTGTATCGCTTAAGTTTAAATCTATTAAAGAATTTAAATATAGCATTTTCTATTTTTGCTTCAAGTAAAGCTTCATGGGATTCATTTTTAAAATGATCTGTTTGGAAGTATGGGCTCTTCATCATCTTACTAAAATGGTCTCTAGGCATTCATATCCTCCAAATGGTATCTTCTACCGCCGCCGCACTTCAATTTTTTCACTTTTGCACTAAATGATCTTAATGCTCTTTGAATTCGGACATAAATGTAGATGCTAATTCTTTACCTTCAAGGCCTGATGCTTGCATAATTGCAATTCTATCTTTTGAGAACTGTGGATTTTCTCTTAATGGCTGCATCCACTTATCAAGCTCATCCTCTGTTCCATTTCCTATTTGTTCGTAATACTCTGGAGTTTTGTAATTGTAGAATGTTCCTGGATTGTCTTCTGTCTTTAAACAGAAGTTTGAAAACGCATACCTTACACCAGATTCAACTTCTTTTACTCCGTGGCTGTATGGATCAAAAGCGCTGTGAATAAGTATGTCTCCACGCTGAGGAAGGTATTCGTATTGACCTGCTTGTCTGTTGTCATCAGTTTTTATAGTTCCATCTGGGTTGATGTCTGGATAAAATATTTCTCCGCCAGTAAAGTGTCCAAAATAAGCAACTAGACCGTAGTCAATTACACAGCATGTTGCATATTTGTCGTCTTGAGATAAAAGATGGCAAGCACCCTTTCCAGGACTATCTGAATGTGTAAACATTCCACCGTCCCCAGGTCTTATATTTAAGATTGATTGTGAAGGGTGAATAACATAATGTGGATAAAGAAGCTCACTAATAAATTCCCAAAACTCTAATAGTTTTTTTGGTCTAGGGGCCATCTTATTCTCATACCAGCTAATAAGTGTTCCTGAATATTTAAAGGTGTCTCGGTAGTCTATTGAGTCCAGCTCGTTTTCAAGGTCTAACATTAATTCTTCGGGCAGTATGTTTTTAAACAAAAATATACCGCTTGGGGTTCCATAAGCGTCGGTGTAGCTTGAAAGTTTTATACAATCTGGTCTGTCATAAAAATACATTTTTGCCTCCATTGATAATATAACCTAATTGTATCACGGCTATGGTATTAAAAAACCCTAGTCAGAGGCGGATCCGACTAGGGTTTTAACAGGGAGCATAACTCAACCTGAGTTTTAATTATATTACAAGAATCTATAATAGTCAATCAAATTTTATATATTTTTTTTCTACCATGTCTTGAAGTACTTTATCTAAAAGCCAAAATGTTGATTCTTTTGAGTTGTCTGCATATATATTAGCTTCTTCTAAAGAAAGGCCATTAAGTTTAGCAAGATCAGTACTTAAATCTTGAAACTTTTTGTGCATATCTTTTAATATCATTCTTTGTTTTAATGGATCAATCATTTTGATCTCCTGGGGTAAAGGCTGGAGATGGGCCCAATAAATATCCCTGTTCGTGGTAAGCAATCATTTTGCTTACTTCTTCCTGCCCAACCGATCCCTTTGCTATAAGGCTAAGCATGTCATATATTCTATGAAGCATTATGTAATTTACCATAGGCAAATTATCTTCTAAATCATTTGAAATTTGATTATTCTGGCCTTCCTGCATCTAACCAAAAAACCTCTCTACCCATTGCGTCAGTTACCTGTATCGGAACCGAATCATTTTCTAAATTACAAATACAATTTTCTTTACACATTTTTGTGTTTATTCACCTCATCAACTATTTTTTGATAGCTTGCCGTTCCAAGAGCCTTTTTATAATCGCACTCTAAGCAATATAAGTATATTTCATCTAAAAGGCTTTGATTAGAAAAAAGAATGGATTGGTCTACTGGGCATAAAAGCTTTTCAACCAATCCTTCTTCTGACATGGAGATGTAAGTTGATACATACTGTATCCTCATCCCATCTCCTTTACTTTGTCGGAAATTTTAATAAAAATTCCTTAGCTTTTGGGGTCATACCCTTCCAGCTTGACCAATCATTGCCGCCATCGGTCATATAGTACGTTATCTCTGCGTTTGTTACTGGGTCGAATAACTCTTTGTTACTCTGTAGATCAAATTTCTCAAGTCTTTGCGGACCAAGATTTCCAATCATATTTATCTGAAATAATCCGTAAGAACTATCTCCTGTATTCCTATTCCCGTTATATGCAAGCGGTCTTCCATTAGATTCACGCTTTGCTATAGACCAAGCTTTTTTAAGGCCTGACCCTTCGAATCCTACAGTCTCAAGTAATAGTTTTAACTCTTTGTCTGTAAGCATCTCAGATGGCTTGTAAATCTCTTTACTAAAACTATCTAAGACTTCTTGCTTTAATTGGGCTTCAGTTTTCACTAAAGGTGCTACTACAGTTAAAGCGTTTGCTGAGTTGCCAAACAAAAATAACATTGTTACTGCTATTATTGTCCAGTCACGAACCAAATCGCTAAACTGTTGCTTTATATTCTCCATTGGCATTTCCTCCTATAGAGATAACGAACTATAAGAATAGCATTAAATATAAACAACTGTCAAGTTAGTCAACCAAGATGCTATCTTACATAATGAGATAAATAAAAAATATTTTTACCCATAGACTGATAAATAAAAGTTTGATACACTAGGACTTCACTTAAAATTAACACCGCAAGGCGGAGAGAAGGTCGTATAATAAATGTCACAAACTATTGAAAATCCTTATGAAAACTTTATTGCTTTATCCAGATATGCAAAATGGGTACAGGCAGAAGGCCGTAGAGAAACATGGGGAGAAACAGTAGATAGATATTTTGAGTTTATGACTAACCATTTAAAGGTAAACCATAATTATATTCCAAATGAAAAGCTAGTTGCGGAATTAAAAGAGTTTGTATTTGAACGAAATGTAATGCCATCAATGAGATCAGTAATGACTTCAGGACCAGCATTAGAAAGAGATAATGTAGCAGGATACAATTGTGCTTTTCTTCCAGTTGATTCACCACGTTCATTTGACGAGACAATGTATATTCTCATGTGTGGCACTGGCGTTGGATTCTCTGTTGAGTACAAGTACATTAATAAACTTCCTGCCGTCCCAGAGTTACTGGAGAAGTCAACTACAGTAATTACAGTAGAAGATTCTAAGCAAGGTTGGGCTAAAGCATACCGTGAGTTGCTAGCATTACTTTGGTCTGGACAGATTCCAGCAATTGATGTTTCTAAGGTAAGGCCAGCAGGTGCAAGACTTAAGACAATGGGTGGAAGATCATCAGGTCCACAACCACTTGTTAATCTATTTGATTTTACAATTGCAAAGTTCAAAAGCGCCACAGGAAGAAACCTTAAACCAATTGAATGCCACGATATTATGTGCAAGATTGGTGAGGTAGTTGTTGTAGGCGGAGTTCGCCGATCAGCAATGATTTCTCTTTCTAACATTAACGATATTGAAATGGCACAGGCTAAGTCAGGTAACTGGTGGGAAGCTAATACGCAACGTGCTTTATCTAATAACTCTGTTGCTTACTCACGCAAGCCAGAGATGGAGCAATTTATTGCAGAATGGAAATCTCTATATGATTCAAAATCAGGAGAACGAGGCATATACAATGTGGCCGCAGCTCAAGCCCAAGCAGCCAAGTATGGAAGAAGAGATCCAGATATACACTATGGAACTAACCCGTGCTCAGAGATTATCCTACGTCCTTATCAGTTTTGTAACCTTTCAGAAGTGGTACTACGTGAGAATGATACAAAGAAAGAAATTGAACGTAAGGTTGAACTTGCAACTATCCTTGGGACGTGGCAGTCAACTCTTACAGACTTTAAATATCTTCGCAAGATATGGAAAGACAATACAGAAGAAGAGCGCTTATTAGGTGTTTCTCTAACTGGACAATTTGGACACAAGTTTATGTCAGGTAAAGAAGACCTTGTTTCACTAGAAGCTTTTTTAATGACGCTTAGAGAATTAGCAAGAGCAAAAAATAAAGATGAGGCTGGAAAAATTGGGATTCCTGAGTCTGCCGCTATTACATGCGTAAAGCCGTCAGGAACAGTATCTCAATTGGTCGGGGTATCTTCAGGAATGCATGCTTGGCATTCGCCATATTACATTCGTACAGTTCGTGGAGCAAAGGGAGATCCAATCTCTACATTTTTGAAGGAAGTTGGAATTCCAGTAGAAGATGATGTTATGAAGCCAAACGATACATACGTATTCTCATTTCCAATTAAAGCGCCAGAGGGTGCAATTGTTAGAAGTGATTTAACAGCTATTGATCATTTAAATATTTGGCTGGTATATCAACGTGCATGGTGTGAACATAAGCCCTCCATTACCGTATCAGTTAAAGAAGACGAATGGATGGAAGTAGGGGCCTGGGTTTACAAAAACTTTGATGAAGTGTCTGGTATATCATTCCTTCCTCATTCAGAGCATACATATAAACAGGCACCATATCAAGAAATTTCAGAAAAAGAGTACGAGGACTTAGCGGCAAAAATGCCTAAAAGTATTCGTTGGGAAGATTTGTCTTTTTATGAGACAGAAGATGGTACTTCCATAAATGCCACGCTTGCTTGTAGCTCAGACGGTAATTGCGAGCTTGTAGATATTTCAGCATAGTGGTAGAATTATAGTATTCGGCTAAGGCCGAAAATTCCAGGGGCAAATTGCCCAACAAGGAGATAATAAAATGGCTAAATTTGCAAAAGCAGATTTAAACAAAGATGGAAAGGTCAGCATGCAAGAACAGATCCTAGCAGCGCTAGCAAGCTACGGAAGAGCATTTCTTTCAGCAGCACTAGCCTTATATATGACAGGTAATACAAATCCTAAAGATTTATTACTTGGCGGAGTCGCAGCAGTAGCACCCGTAATTTTAAAGGCATTAAATCCAAATGACAAGAGTTTTGGATTTGTTAACAAAGCCTAACTTATAGTTGATTGGGAACGCCCTTATGCTAAAATTGGCATAAGGGCTTTTCTAATTTAGGGGTAAATGTGGCAGCGCAAAAAAATTTTGAAGTAGACCAAAATACAACTTTTACGTTTGAAGTTCAGTATTTGGACGAAGACCAAACCCCAATTCAATTAAACTTTCACACCGCCAAACTTCAAGTTAGAGACACCCAAGGTGGTAAAAAATTAGCATTTACTTTAACAGAGCAAGATGGAATAAACATTAGCCCAACTGAAGGAAAGTTAAAGATCTCTATTTCTTCAGACAGAACAAATAAAATGTTTTATCCAAAATCTGCATACGACCTAGTTATAGTTGATCCAAGCGTTAATAAGACAAGATTATTAGAAGGGTACATGACTCTAAATAGGTCAGTAACGGTATAATGGCAACACGTTTAATAGTAACCGAAAATAATCCCCTAGTAGTTGTAAGATCTACTGGTGCGCCAGGGCGCACAATTATAAGCGGACAAGGAAATCCAAATAATGCTCTTGGAGTTCCTGGAGATTTTTATTTTGATACAAATACAACAAGATTCTGGGGTCCAAAAGACACACAGACAAATACGTGGAATATAGCACAAAGTTTCATTCTAGATAAGCAGATATCACTGACTCATTCTTGGGAACTAGCACAGATAGTTGGTCCAGTAAATGGAATTTACTCGTTGCCAATAACACATAACCTTGGGTTCCACCCCAATGTGACTGTTAAGTCAAGTGCTGGGGATATATTAGAAACTGGGATAGACTATAATAGTATAAACATATTAACACTGACTATGGCACAACCGTTTTCAGGGACAGCATATCTGTCATAAGGGAGAAAGAAAATGGCAAAAAAGTTTTTAGTTAGCATTGATCTCAATAAAAATGAGCTCTTAAATGCTAGAATTCAAAATTTGGGCACAGCCCCATCTAATCCAGTCATCGGTCAAGTTTACTATAACAGTGGCGACAATGTTATGTACTATTACAATGGACTTAGTTCACCTAATGGTCCATGGATGCCAATGTCTGCATCTGGAGAAGTTGTACAAGACATTGTTGGTAATTTAATATCTGGTGGCACAGGTTTAACAGCAACATATAATGACCCAGCAAATACATTATCGATTAAATTAAATGATACAGCAGTAACCACTGGTTCATATGGTTCACAAACAAAAATACCAACATTCACAGTAGATCAGCAAGGTAGATTAACAGCAGCTGGTCAAGTTGATGTTGCAACCGAACTTTCAATAACTGGAGACACTGGAACAACAGCAATATCACTTCTAACAGAAGGATTAACTGTAAATGGTGGAGAAGGAATTGATGTTGCAGTAACAAATAATGCAATTACAATTTCTGGTGAAGATGCATCTACAACAAATAAAGGTGTTGCTTCTTTTGACGCAGCAGACTTTAATGTAAATGCAGGCGTAGTATCTGTAAAAGATATTAATTTAGATTCACAAACAACAGGAGATTATGTAGCAACTATTGTTGGAACAGCAAATGAAATTACTGTTTCTCCAAATAGCGGACATAACGCAGCTGTAACTGTAGGACTTCCAGACAACGTAGAAATTACTGGAAACTTGCAAGTTGGCGGAAACTTAAATGTTATTGGAACCGTTAACTCTGTAAATACAACACAGATTAATATTGAAGATAATAAGGTAAAGCTAAATAGCAATTTTGCTGGTACACCAACGACAGATGCTGGAATAACAGTAGAACGTGGACTAGAGACAGATGTAGAAATTCTATGGAATGAAACATCAGACAACTGGACATTAACAAATAACGGAACAGCTTATCATGCAATTGCTAGAAAGTATGCAGAAACACTTGGTGCGTCTGCCACATCTTATACAATAACACACAACTTAGGAACAACTGATGTAACTGTTCAAATATTTGAAGCAGCATCACCGTTTGCACAAGTTGAAGCTGATGTAAAAAGAACTAGCTCAAATACAGTAACAGTAGACTTTGCAATAGCCCCGTCAGCTGGAGAATATAAAGTAGTAGTTGTAGGATAATAAAATGTCCAGACAAATGAAGGTTGCACTTAATCTTCTTACTTCTATGGAGAACCCC